CTCTGTATGCATCTGCTTTTTGTAATACTCTCAATATCCTTGTGGCTAAACCTAATTGAGTATTTAGTATATCTTGCTTGTTATCATTACCTAAAAAGAAACTAACATCTTCTGATTTGCTTATATCCACTAAATCCATTAGGAATATTGTCATATTCTGCTGTACTAAATTATTAGTGATAGTTGCGTTATTAATCATTATATGACACAAAGGAAATAAACTTTGCTTTTGTAAATCAATGTCTGCTATATCTCCAAATGTAACTTGGTGATTAAATGGTTCTGCACTTACTGCATTTTTAATACTATCTATTACCCTGTAAAAACTATTCATTGTTATATATTTTTTAAATAGATTGGTGAGTGTTCACCCATATCTTCTTCTATAAATTCTTCTAACCATTCTAATGCTTCATCAAAGTTCATATCCTCATCTTTTATGGTTATATCCAAACACTTCCAAAAATCATAAATAGCACAAGTTGGTTTTCTTGCAGTAACTCCAAGCATTGCATCTTCAAAGCCATCAGCAAGTATTATTACATCATCTTCTAAAAATAGTTTTCTTGTAATCAATTCATCTATAATTTCATTTCTTTGCATTTCTCTTTAGTATACTTTGTTCTAATTCCATTTTATCCTTTTCAAATGATAACATATATAAACATTGATGAAGCTTTAATTGTGTTACTTCGTGTATGTTTCTAATGTTTCCATTACTGAGTCCGTAAATGGATTGAAACCAACCCCATTTTGCAGCGAAGCTATCAGATGTTGTGGCAACTTCACGACCTCCTGTTTGGACAAATAATTCGCTATATGTTTCAACAATTCTGTTTTTAAATTCCAAAAAAAAACCAATGAACCCATTACTACATCTAATGGCATTTGCTTCATATCGTATTTACTTGCTGTTTCGTATTTCTCAATAATGTATTCATTATTCTTTTTAAACTTAACAGGCCTAAACAAAACACCCATTGCTAAATGCATATTTTCCCAATCAGCTAAGTATGTATCTAAATCAATATATTCACCAAATGACATATCATCTAACTTAGGTATAAAACCAAATTCTTTGCCATTGATTTCACATAATGTTTTTAAAGTTGGTTTAGCTTCAAATATTTTATTTAGTCCAAGTGTGATTTCATTAATATCTTTTGCTTTCATTCTTAATGTATCTATTAATCTTGATTTGCAAAATATTTCAATCATCTTCTGTTGAAAGAAACTATTCAACTCTTTGCCCTCTGTAATTCTTAACCACTCTTGATACTGGCCTAATGTAATTTCACTTAATGATTCTGGTATGTTTAGTTTGATTGCCATATTATATAAATGTTTTTTTTTTGACTTTGTTATATAGATTATTAATAATAATGATATTCGCCTTGATTTGGGTTTTGTAATTGATAGCTAACTGCATATCTTAATGCATCAATAGCGTGGTTAAATTTATCTACAGGTGTTTGTGATTTCTTTTCTAACCAACAGTAGTTATTTAGTTCTTTAATTAAATCTGTGCTTTCTTCATCTATGATTAAATCATAATCTTGTAGTAAGCTTATTCCGTATGTTATTGATCCTTGACCTTTAATTGCTGCTACTATATTATTGTTTCTTGTTAACTCGGATATTAATCTTGGTTCTGCTGAATCACCTACTATTAAATCACGATTAGCAAACTTACTATTTAATGTAGCTATCTCGCTTGTAGTTAGCTTTGTTTGATATACACATAGCTTAACATAGATTATTTTATTTTCTTTATCTATGTTAGTTTGTACTAATGTTGTAGGGTCATTACTAAATCCGTAATCTTGACCAAATACATTTTTACCTACTTGTTTAAACTTTCCTATTTTCCAATTAGTAAATATTACACCTTCAGCTTTATCTAACCACGCACCAAGTATAGTATGTTTGTATCTACTTGGCCTTCTTTCTTTCATTCTCTCTATTTGGTCTACATAGCTTTTACTAAGGTTATCTATATTATCTAAATAAGTTGTATGAATGTATGTTGTATCATCCTTAGTAATGTTGCTACCAGCTTCAACACCTCTTGCTTCAAACCATCTTTGATATATAAAGTTTTCTTTTGTTGTTGGATTTAGTATTAGTATTACTCTATTCTCTAAACCTTTTTGACGTACGGATAAATCTATTTTATCAAACATATCTTCATCTGTCATTTCTTCTGCTTCATCAAATACCCACGTTGTTATCCCTTGTAATGATTTTAGATTAGCTGTTTGATCACCTGAACTTGTTTTGATACCTCTAAATAGTATTTTGGATTTAGTTACTTTATTTATTACCTCATCTTTAGTTACTATAAAGTCATCTGTTTTTTTTAGTAAATCTATCTTTTCTATAAACTCAGGTATAATTGAAATACCAGCAGATCGTAATGTATATCTTGTAAATAGAATAGTATGACCAGCTTCATAAGTTAGTAATAGTAAGAATGTATTAATAGCAAATGATTTGCCAGAACCACGACCACCTGTAACAATGAAGTAACGTGAATCAACCTCTTTAAATGTTCTATACTTTCTACTTAAACTTAATTGCACTAACTAACTTTTTAAAGTCGTGTGATACTGTTTCAGTAGTATTAACATCTACTGTATCTTTAGGTGAACCATATCCTGAATTCATTAAAGCATTATATGCGTTTACATCACCTTTTTCAAAAGCTTTCTGCAATACTGCTATTGTCATATGATGCTCCGCTGACATCCATTCTTCTTGGCCTGTTAATGGATTCTTACGCTTTAATAATACTTCTAATAGTTCACGTACAATTGTACTTCTATTCTTACTTCCTTTTGGCCTTCCTTTAGGATTTCCAGATTCTCCTTTAGACCAACTCTTTAAATTTTCTTCATTCGCCATTATTCAGTGTATTTTCATTGTTCATTTGTTCTAACTGTTTTAAATATAATAATAATTTTTCTTCAGTTTGTTTTCTTGTTTTGTGTTTACTTGTTTTCATTTTCTTGTTCATATGTATTGTATAAGGTTTGCATTTGACTAATTAAATCTCTTACACAAGATCCACAGGTTGATGATTCTTTTTTGGCGTTGAATACTCTATTGAATATTTTTAATAGTTCTTTTTGTTCTATATTAGTTAAAGTGTTTTTATGTTTGCTAAAGAATTGTTTTAAGTAGTTGTATTCTTCTTCTACTAAGCAATGTGCATTCTTATATGGAAATAGTTTATTTAGTTTTTGTTTACGTTCTTCACATCCGCAATCTTCGCCAAGTATAAATTTAGCTACTTTATCAATGCCTGTTGCTTTAGTTATCTTTTCTACTGTATCTCCTAATCCTTTAGATTTCATCTTTTAGTTTTCTTTTAATTTTTTTTTTACACTTGCTTATTGTGTTGTGTACTACTACGTGACTTATTTTTGTTGCTTTGCTTAAGCTTCGAATAGTATGAAATTCTTTTCTGTATAAATTAAATAGTTTACGATCAAACCAATAAAATGAATTTACTATTTCATCTATCTTTTTTTCTATATTAAATTTGTTTATCTCTGGTTGTTTTTCTTCTACTGTATGATTATCTTTTAATTCTGTTTTTAAGCTTTCTTCTTTTTGTGCTTTTAAGTACATAGTGTACAAAACTTTATTTACATATCCTATATGTGGTTTGTTATCTACTATTACTTTATTGATAACCTCATCTTTTGAATTGTGAATCTTTAGATACATATCTTGTACTATATCTTCTGCAATTATATTTTCATCATTTATAAGAGCATCTACACTTGCAATCCATTTATTATGGTATTTAGCTAATAGTGTTAATACTTTGTTTTTATCCACGTTGTTACAAAATTATAAATTTTTTTGATTCCTAAATTCTTCAAGCTCTAATAATAAATTTATGAAATCATTAAACTCAATTGCACAGTAATCTAATTGAAAGTTTTTGGTGAAGATCACAAGCGGTGTTTTACCTCTTGGTGCATCGTTCCTACTTTGTTCCAATGCTTTCCATATATTTAATTTTTCTTGGTTCTTACATTCAAAACTGTATTCACTTATTATACTGTTGTCATCAATACAGATTATATCACCTTTGAAATCCATACCGCCGCTTAATGGTGTTCTACGTACCTTTACTTTAAAAAGTTCTTTTAGTTTATTAGCTATTGACAATTCAAAGCGTTTTCCTTTTAGTTGACTTGTTCTTCCTCCCATAGTTTATTGTTTAGTTTCTAATTTAGTTTTATTTTCTTCTGCTTTCATTAATTCAATTAAGTCATTAATGTATTCGTATAAATCTGGATTTGAAAATAGTAGAACAGCAATTACACTTACATTCATTTGATTAGGTGATTTAATTTTGATCTTGCTTTTTTCATCCATCATTATAGCACACCACATATGTGCCTTATTGATTTCTTTAATTACTTCTTTCTGTAAAGCTTTCTTTACTTCTCTGTTAGGGTTCATATAGTTTTCTTATTTGTTCACCAAGTTCTTTATCATTAGGGTACAATTCACAATAGTGTTTAATTATGTTTTGATTAATCCTTTGGTGCGGATGAGTATAAACACAATCTTTAACTTGTCTGTATTTATTTAGATCTGTTTTCATAATACTTTGAGCATATTGCTATTGCTTGATCACTTTTATAACCTTCATTAATAACTTCAGGTACACATCTAATCATAAAATCTTTTTTCTTTTCGCTTGGTTTTGGTTTAGGCATAATCTATTATTTAAAATATTCATCTATTAATCTAAGTAAAAACATACCTGTAAGTATTGCAACAAAATGAGATACTAACAAATACATTGTTATTACTTCCATTCCTCTAAAGTATTAATTTTTAATTTAAGTTCTACTATATCTTTTGTTTGAACTGCATTATCTAATCTAAGCTTTCTAACTTCTTTTAATAAACTTCTATTGTATTCAGCTAACTCATTTATAGTGTCCATTGCTATTTTAAGCGTCTCTAAGGCATCCAATTTACTTTTTGGTTGGTTACCTTTGTTTATGTCGTGCATTACCTTTATAAGCAATATATGCAATTTGTTTTTATTTAATAGTAATTGTAATTCATCCATAGTTTTTAGTTTATAGTTTTTAGTCCGTTTATTCCTCCAATTGTAAAACCCATTCCTGAGTTAAAGTCAAATCGTAGAGGTTCAGAAAGGTTTGTACATCTACCTCCTGTTTCTTTATCCTTAATTTTTTCAACCCTAATTTCTGTCATCATCCATAAGTCAGGATGGTTTAATAATCTGTGTATTGAAATGAAGTCATCACATCTGTTTGCAAATACTTGGCCTCCTTCAACATCAGATTTTTTACAAGGTTGTATGTATCCTTCTAATAAATGTTTAGGTGGATAAACTCTTCTTGCTGATTCTGTTTGAGGGTGAGTGTTAATATAAACAGTTTTTTTAGTTTCATTGCAAAACTGCCTAACATCGTTACAGAATTGATAGTTACGTTCAAACTGATTAATTCGCCTGTCGTGATTCATTCCTGTGAACGGATCAATTAAACAATTATCTGCGCCAGATTCTTTAAATAATTCGAATAGTTGTTTATGATCATATACTTTTGCATTATCAATAAAAATAAAATACTTACTAATTTGATTATTATTAAATCTAATTTCCTCCTTAGTTAATTCATTTAGTTTTCTACCTGTATACATTTGTATTAAATCTCTAATCAATTGACCAGCTTTGTTTTCACCTGACCATATAACGTGTTTAATTTTATGGTGTTTAGTTAAGCAAAGAAAGTAGTATAATATCCACGCAGTTTTTCCAACATTATCCAATCCAACTATTACGTTAAAGTTTCCTTGTTTATACCTAATGTAATTATCTAGCTCTGTATTTATTCCTTTACCTAGTTTTATTTTACCTTCTTGAAACCTGTACAAGTATTCCAATGAATCTTTATTTTCTAAAATCATTTCTTTAAAAGGTTTTTTAATTCATCATTAACTTTTAAATTAGGGTCTGTAAAAAGGGTATTATCTTTTTTTATTTTATCTTTTATTATATTATCTTTTCTTAATGCTTGAGCATCGCTTGAAGCCTCGCTTGAGCCTTGCTTATTATTAGCTCTAATTGATGCACTTATTTTACCACCTTTACGACCATTCTTTACGTTAGTTTTATGTTGTTTTTTTCTTTCTTTATATTGTTCATCTAACCAACTTATAATAATATTTAAATCATCGTCAACTTTAATTAAATTAAATTCTAATAAAGTTTTATAGCTTTCTGGTATTATTTTTTGTAATTGTAATTTACTTAATTTGCACTCTTGTGACCAATAGTAACAACAAAGCTTCATAAATGCTCCTTGTTCTTCATAGCTTAAAAAGCTAATATTTCCTGTGATCCATTGTGCTGGATAAAATTTAAAGTATGGTAGTTCTTTCATAGTTCTAGTTTTTCTTGTTGTAAATCTTTAGCCCAAATAAAACAATTGTCATATTTATAACTTGGAATAGTATTATTTAATATATATTCTTTTTGATATATATTTTCAATAAATGCAAAATCATTTTTTAATTGTATAAAAACAAAAAAATCTGCATTAGAGTGATCATCTAATTTATCTATTTGACAATTAAAAGTATATGTTTTTTCTTTAGTTGCTTTCACTTGATATGTAAAACCTTTCCAATCAGCATAATCAATTTGCTGATAATCTCTATCTTTTAACTGTTCGAAAAGTAATTCATCTTCATAATTTTTTTTATACCATAATTCAAATATTTGTTGACCAATATCGCCAGTTGATTTATTTATTAAATTATTAGGTATTTTAATTTTTGCCTTATATGTTCTCATAGTTTAGTTTTTAGTTGTTATTTATTTTTTATAAAAGAACCATTTTTCATAATTCCCTTTCTTTTATTTATTACATGATATGCTGAGTTTATACATTCTTCGATAGTACAATTATTAAAATAGGCTATGCTAGTTAATACAACCACACAATCTCCAATAGCATCAATAATTTCTTCATTATCATTATTAATAATAGCTTTAGCTAATTCACCTGCTTCTTCTTGTAACTTTACGTATTGAGTTTTTATATCTCCTTTTTTATATATTCCTTTATTATTAGCCCATTGTCTAATTGTTTCAAATTCATTATTTAGTTTCATATTTTTTTATTTAAAAAGTTATTGTATAAATGAATGTTATTAACAAAGTGATAATACCATCCAGTTTTAATAGATAATTCATTAGAGATCATCTCTTGTAGTTTAGAAAAGCAATATTGATCATTACAAAAACCATACCACAAATCATTTGATCTCATCATTACACTCATACAAAGTTTATTATTTAAAATAGTAAAGTTAATTGCATAAGTACATGGAGTGTCATTTTCAAAATTAAATCTATCTTTAGCGTCATAAATACTTATTGATGCTCTTCTTGAATTAGGATTGTTTTTTAATTCGTTTATAACATATTGTAATTGATTACCTCTATTCCATTGGTAACCATAATTAGAATTTACATTACCATTTTTATCAGCTATACGTTTCCATATAGTTGGAATTTTACCATATATTTTACCTAATTTATTAATATTAGTATCACCTGATAAATACCACTGCCACTCAGCTTCTGCATAATCTAATTTCCAATCACGTTCTTTGTTTGTTATTAAATTACTTAAAGGATCTTCAATATAAAAACCTATATTAAATAATGCTTTAGTGTTATTAAAATTTTCTCCTTCATTTATAATCTTATAAAATAAAATTTCATAAGCTTCATTAGCGTTTTTAAATTTCATATTTTTTAAATTTTAAAATCTTTTAAATCATTCCAATCTCTGTAAGAATCTATAAGAGATTTATCTATACTTGGAGTTTTAGCATTACCTGCTACACTAAAAAACCAATCTCCTTTATTACCATATTTATTTAAATAGTCCCATCCTTTAGAATCATAAGAATCTTCGCAATTAAATTCAGTTGGTATAAGATCAGACTTTGAATTAAATGGCTTATGATAACTTATAAATTCTGCTTTGCCTAATTCACCGTCTTGAATATTACGAGCAACTGCAACAGCTTTAAACTCAGTATTAGGCAATGCTATTTGTAAAGATCTTGTCAATACTCCTGTTGATATTACTGACCACATGACTTTTGGATGTTCTTTATTTTTAAAAAAATCATAAATAGATCTAACTCCGCCAGCAATAACGTATGAATGATTTAAACCTAAAGGAACAAAGAATCTGTCATTTTTTTTATTAGCATATTTTTTAGCCATTAAATTAGCATTAGGCATAGCAGCTATTCTTAAAAATAATGGTTTAGCACCTAGTTCTATGCATAGCGCTTGATGGTTAGAAATTTCTTTACTAGATGGCATAACTAAAGTAAGTTTTAAATCATATTTATTACATAACCAACTTAAGCTTATTCCTGCAAATCCTCTTCTTGGTTGCACATACACTATTTCTTTATAACCTCTTTTAACTAATTCTTGTATAAAAAATTCTGCAGATCTTGCTTTATAACCTACTTCACATGATGACGCTTCATCTATTACATTAAACCCATTAACTTTAATTATTGAAAATGAATCAAATGAAGACTTAAAATCTTTAGTAGCTTTTAAATAACTTTCTAATTTTAAATTTTGTAGGTCCTTATTAAAGTTTCCTATTTGCTTATTAATAAATACTTCTTTCATATCTTATTCCATTATTAAATTCAACATGTTCTTTTGATTGAAAATTTTCACAATACCTTATATAGTCACAAGCAACATCTTCCATATCATATGGTTTAGAATAGTTGCCTGTCTGGTCACAAAGAAACTGTAAAGCTTTATCTGTTTTAACTCCAGGTAATATCTTTTTTAAACATTTCTTTGCGTTAGATCCTACGTAAGTAGTTGAGTTTCTATCAACTCTATGAGGAAAATACTCAGCTAAATCCATTGCAAAAGCTGTTAAAACAAAATTTTGTCTTTTAAATCCTAATTGTATTAAGTAGTTATTGCCTTCATCTACTACATCTTTAATTCCAACTTTATCTTTTTCAACAATAAATTTCATTATATGCTTTATTAAAGATTCTGATTCGTTTAATATAAAGTTTCTTAAACCACCTTTAATCATTGGTAATAAATAACCTTTAACATCACAAAATTTATCTTCTGGCAAAGCTAATAACCAATCATCAAATCTAGTAAAACCTTTTTTAAGTTCATTAACAACCCAAAAATTTCCAAAGCCGTGTGTTCCCCATGGTTCATCTAATGTTTTAGGTTTGTAATTTATACCTGAACCGCATAATCTAAATAAATAACAAAGCTTTATAAAATTATTATCTGTTAATCTTTTATTAGCTTCTATAAAATATTTACCATTTCCTTTAGGATCATTTTCACATTTTTTAAGAGCTTCTAATAAGCTACTAAAAGCAGCAAAACGTCTATTTACTATATCATATATTGGAACATTCCAAACTAAATCATCATTAACATCTGATTCAGTCCATTTAAATCCTTGATATTTATATTCTTGTACTTTTTTTGCTTTCTCATAGTATTGAATAAAATCATTTAATCCAATATTATTATTTGACTCTAACTCATCTTTTGTTTTAACTTGATCAAAGTTTAGTTGCTCTATTTTAATATTATTTTTTACAACTTCTTTTTTATTAAAAATATAAAAACTAGGTCTTAAGTGAACAGATTGTCTAGCTTCCATATATTCAAATGGCAATGGTTTAGTATAATCAAAATCCCAACTTAGTATATTAAAACCATTTTTATTACACATTTTTTCTAACTTATTATTAAAATATACAACTGCTTCCATTCTATCTTCTAAAGATCCATAGTAGTTTTTACCATCTAACTGTCCTGATTTTGGTATCTTTCTATCTATATTTTCTATTGGAATAAGTTTTACACATGTAACTTTATCTAAATTTAGATTTAATAATTGATTAGACATTTCTAATATTAAACTATCTATCTTTTGTTTAAATGGAATAGGTTTTCTAGGATTAAATAAATGAAATCTAACGTCTATATTGCCAGCATAAAATATAAGTTCTTTTGTATCATTTTCTAAATAAGATTTAATTCCTTTATTTAAAAAACCTTTTAATGTTTTACCATCATTTCTTGAAATTGTATGGCCTTCTTTAAATACAGATACGGAATGAGAATCACCTAAAACTAATTTATTATTTAAGTTTATTAACTTAATAACTTTTGGAACTTCATATGTCCAGTTAAAATCTTTAAGCTCTTTTCTCTTATTCATAACTATATTATAATCAATTACTTCTTCAATTGATCTAAGTTTTCCATTAAATTTATTTAGCTTTTCTAATCTAATTATTTGATCAGGTTGAACTCCACCAAAAAAATTAAAACTTCCTTCTTTATAATTTACACCTTCTGTTAATATTATTAGATCATATAAATTCCAATCATCTTTGTGATTTATTATATCAATACTTTGATTTAATTTATGTTCTAATATAGATTTAATAGTTTTTGTCCAACCTCCATTATGTGAAAAATTAGACACTACTACATTGCACACGATTCCTGCTATTGCTATTTTCATAATTATATATTATTATAAAAGTTATTTAACGAACCTAAGTAAGCTACTGCATCTAATAGGTTATCTTCTTTATAGTTATAACTATGCCTTGATAGTTTTAAAGCTACCATGCAAGCATACATGTCTTGTGTTGTTATTTCTTTGCCTGTCATACCTTGAGCAATTTTAGCAGCTCTAGACATTCCTTTTTCAAAAGGTCCGTACATTCTTTCTTTTTCTTCAGACCTTTCATTTATTATTTCATTTGCTTTTTTTAATATATTCATAGTAGTAGTTATTTTTATTATATAGTTCGTAAAATAGTTTCTCAACTTGGCTTAAAGATTCCCAAGTATAAATCTGATTAAAAGTAATAGAATCACCCTGGGGCAACTCTACTACTTCTTTTTTTGGTTGTTCAAAATCTATATACTTAAAACCTTTTTTAGATGGTTTGTACGCACAAGCTATTGTAGTAGGGTGAAAACCCCATTGCTCTGCAAGTTCTGGTATTGTATATCCTTCAATTATTAATTCTTCTATAAGATTTGAAAGCGATTTTAAACCCTTTTTCATTTAATAGTTTTATAGTTTGTTTATACTTAAAAGGGTAAATCACCTTCTTCTTCAACCGCTACTTCTTCTTTCTGTTTACTGTTATCAGCTTTAAATACTTTCCAAGCATCTAAAGAAGTAAAGTATTTACCTTGCCATTCATTAGTTTTTACATTAAAGTCAACATCAACTACATCACCTTTAGAATTGTATTGTAAAAAGTTATTTACTTTTTCATCTCCAAAGATTTCAAAGCAATATAGATTGTTGTATTCATCATCTGTTTTAACTACAAAAGATGTTTTTTTCCATTCTTTTCCAGCTTTACTTGTTCCTGTTTGAGTATCAAGTATGTTTTCTATTTTTCCTGTTACTTTCATTTTTATTTGTTTTTTGTTTGTTTATTATAATATCCGTTATTTAATCTTTCATCAACAAGGCGTTCATACGCTTCATCAATTAAATCAAAAAAATCTCTTGTTTCTTCTTCTTCATCCATAGTTTATATATTTATTTATTAATCTTCGTTGTATGCTAATTCTTCTATTTCTTCTGAATATCCTTTTGGCTTACCATTCCAAGCTTTGTATTTAGTTACTAAATCAATGTAATCCAAGTAACCAGCTTCAAGCATATTATCACCTAATTTAAAAACTTTAATATTATAGGGTATTGTTTTTTCAACTGCAATAATATAGTATTTAGTATTTGGTGGATAGTTTTCAAGATACATTGCGCCTTGCATTTTATAATCGTTATAGTACATTTCACGCTTTAATTTCATAGCATCTGTACAGGTTTTTATATCAGCTATCCAACCATCACCAACCATATCTACAAACCCTTTAAAATTCACACCTTGTTCTACCCAATCTACACGTTGTTCACGCTTTGTACATTTGCTTATAAGATCCATAAATACTTTATCATTAGCAACTGCATTAGTTATTTCTAAAGCATTATCTAATTCGCTTTGCTTTATGATAGTTTTATTTTTATTTAGTTCTGAAAATTCAATCCAATCTTTTCCCCTTCTTGTTTTACCTTGATATACTACATATTCAAAATCAAAGGTTTCAGGTTCTAATATTATCTTGTGAATTAAAGAACCAAACAGCATTGCATCGGTTCTTGTTTGTTTCCCTTCCCAATACGCAAGTAAATGGTTTGGTGACTTTTTAAATTGTGTTAATGCTGAATAGCTTAGATGATCTTTTTTCATAGTTTAGTATTTATGTTGTTTAGATATTTGTTCTAATAAAGTTTTATATGCTATTTTCTTTTCACTTGATGTTTTGCATTCATCTTCAATTAAAATTATGCGTTGGTCAATTGTTGATAGCAAAATGTTTAGGTAGTATTGTTCGCACGTATTATCCATTTTTAGCTTGTTTAAAGGCGTCTGCTTCAACGTCTGAGTAAATACCATATTCGTAAGCGTTTATTAATTTAAGAACGCATCTATCGATCCCGCGTTTTTCGGCCATTGCTCCATAATAAGTTGATGTACAATTTTTGGTTGATGCTTCACCAACACTAATTATACTTTTATCACCTTTTTTCATAGTGATTAAGAACCTTGCAAAGTCAACTTCTGTATTTAATATTTCAAAGTTTATTAATTGAATGTTTTCAATGATTGCTATTTTTTCAATGGCATCGTGTGTGATGATCCACATACTTTTCTGGCCTCGTTTAAGTTCCCAGAAATCATCCTTTCCAAGATTGTATTTTTTAGCTAATTCTTTTATTCTCATAGTTTCTAATTGTTATTATTGATTGTTTTATAGTTTTCATTCTTTTGGCGAAATAATTATAATCATTTATTTTTAGTTTATTATCTATGTCATTAAATAATTCTAAATATTGATTAAATCTTTCTTTGTGCGTTGTTATATCTTTTTTGCTTGGCATCCAAGAATCAGAACATAATAATCTTTTATTGTAGTTTATTCTAAGTACTAAAAATTTAAGTTCTTCATTTAGTTCTGATGTTCTATTAAACCTTTCCCATTCTTCAACATATGTCATATAATGATTTAAACTCATAGCATTTCTTTTATCTTGTTAATGATCTTGTGAACCTCCATAAATTCACCTGTTTCTGCTACTAAATGATAATTTGTATCAAAGCTTTCAAATTGAATTATAGTTGGTTGACCTTCTTTTTGTTCAATACTTACTTCAATATCTGTATGCTCATCTTGTAGTTGAAATACTCTTTTAGTTGGTGTTACGTTCATAGTTTTAGTTTTTATTGTTTATATAATCTTCCATAAATTCTACGATTAGTTTAGAATAGCTTGTACCGTTTTGTTGTGCTTGTTCTACAAACTTCATCATTGTTTCTCTTTTATCTTCAGGTATGTAAAATGTTCTTACCATTATGCTATTTTTAAAATTATTATTATTGTTAAGTTATAAGCTACATATATAGCTCCGATTAATGTTAGTGATTGTAATAGTAGTTTTTTCATAGTTTAGTTGTTTTATATTGTAAATATATATATAAATACAATACAAATTACATTTAACAATAACTTTTTTTAAAAAAACTTTAGAATAGATGGGTAAGCCGTGCTACTTGACCGTTGTTTTTAGAGAATATAAAACTTTCTATGGCTTGATTATTAGATGAGGTGTAACCCATCTTAGAATGCCACGTATCAGCTGGTGATGGTGAACGGAAACTTTCAAGTGTACACCCTACTAAATCTTTGTTCCCTACTTTATGATGTACGTGGTGCGTAAACATATATCTATACTTGGTGCTGCTCCAATCTTTTGATTCATCAGCCATTAATAAAGGCAGTAAATCCCATTTAGCACCGTGACCGTGCGTTGATCCAATTAGATTATTATGCCATTTATAGTACTTTCTATGATGTAAACTAATATCAAAAGTAATGTTTTTGTTATTCTTAAAATAAGTAGCTATAACATCAGATAAACAAAAACCTGTTAAGTAATCGTGATTAGATGAATTATAAATTACGTGTATATCTGGATAAAATTCCAGCAAAGATTCAATGATATTAATATATAATCTTTTTGCAATATGAAAATGCTCATAGAACATTCCATCCACATCTTGAACAGTACCACTTGTAGTTTTTCCACCACTTGGTGTATCAATATGCATTGCATCATTGCCTATTATTAGAATAATTTTGTCTATATTGAACCCCTTGCTTTTTTCTAAGCAACCTTGAACACCTTCTAAAGTTCTTAATACTGCTGTTTGTTTGTTATATTCTTCACCTGTTACAAAGGATTTGCAAAGCTTACCAATATGAATATCTGCTGGTGATATTAATAAACAATGGCCATCGTGAACTTGCGGTTTTTTAACCTTTTCAAATTTAGGTGCATATTCCTGTAAATCTTTAATTAAATCTTTTTTGAACTGTTTTAAACTTTGCGTTTTATATCCGCTGTTCTTAAAATATAGTGATGATTTCTTTGATTTGATCCAGCCAGAATGAACGTCGTTAGGATTGACACCTTCAAATTCTGCTTCTTGTTTTATTCTTCTATACTCTCTAATTATTTCAACCTCATCAGATTTTAACCTGTATCTTGCGTTTCCTTTGCCTTTTTCGTGTTTATTAGGTTTCATAATATACCGAGTTTTTTACCAATCTTTAAACCAATTAAAACTAATATTCCCATTATAGCCATTGATCCGTATTTCTCCCAAAGTGTTTGTTCTTGAATAGTGACCGTTTCATAAGGTATAAATCTATTTTCAATAATTGTGTCGTTCTTACACGTGATTTCGTGGTATATTTCTTGCCGTAATGTGTCGAAATAATACCTTGCTTCAATTCTGTCATTGTTTACTATAATCGTTGTATCGTGGAAAGTTACAGTTTCTATTGTATCGTA